GCTATATTTTGTCTTCTTTCGAGCCATTCAGAATGTTTAGCTCTGTCTTTCATTTTATTTTTACTCTTGGCCCATGCAATAGCCTTGTGTTTTATAAACCCTCTCACTTGTTCGCCTGGTTGAGCTGCAGCGTCTCTTAGTCCTCTTGGCCATACTCCAACCATATCTTTATACAAATGCGAGCACCAACCATCAGTTAGGTTTTTCCCGGATAATGTGCGCTCTCGTTGATAGCCTTTTATTTCTGACCATATACGCTGTTTGTCATCCTTAGTGAATTTATTAGATGTTTTAATTGATGTTAACTCACCATCAGCCACCTCTACGTTTTCAATAAACTTAGGAGTAAAGCCGCACTTTGAGCATTCGTGCTCATCTGCCTTCTTCATGTGGTGACACTTTCCGCATTCCTTCGGTTCTTTTTCTTTCTTCTCTTTGGCTTGCTTTTCTTTTCGCTCTGCAGCTTCCTGTTTGTTGCCAGTATCAAGTTTATCTATTCCTATATCATCAGGAAAACCCAAGTTAACTAAATTGCCTGCATGATCTAATATAATTAAATGATCTTTGCCTTTTGCAGTTCTCAAGCCTCTGCCAAGCTTTTGTACGTGTCTAATATCTGACTTAGTCGGAGCTGCATCTATAATACACCTTACATCTGAATCAAACCCAGCCACCAACGTTCCAACATTAACCAATACTTTTATATTTCCTTTCTTGAATTGAGAGAAATAAATTTCTCTCTCCTCTATCGGTGTTTTACCGGTGATCACTACATTTGTAATATTTACCTTTTCAAATTCAGACCCTATAAATTCAGCATGAGCAACGTTTACACAGAAGCAAATTGTAGGCCTGTTCTCGCCATTCTTTAACCATGTATCAATAATACAACCAACAAGCTTAGGATCGCTCATACGATCGCCTAATTGCCCTTCGTGATAATCACCGGCAACGGTTTTTATGCCGGTTAAGTTTGGCTTATCATGCGAGTACGCAACATAGTCAGAAAGAAAGCCTTGATCAATCAATTCACGCATAGAAGTAGTTTGTATTAAATTATCGTAATACTTACCTAACCCCTTCGAGAAAGGCGAACCACTTAAACCTATTACCGGTATATCTGTCTCATCCATTAACTTGCAAATAACTGAGTACTGCAGGTGCGCCTCATCAACTATAATCAAATCAACCTCAGGTATAGTTCTTCTGGCCAAAGTCTGCACTGATGCAATTTGTAATCTTTTGCCCGGGTTGGTCCACGGGTGATCGGCTTGCATTATTCCCGGCTGTGGTATGCCTTGGTCCATAAAAGAACGTGCCGTTTGATTTATTAACGCAGTATAAGGCGCAACAAATAAAACCTTTTTACCTTTATCAAGTACGCCTGTAACAATGTGAGCAGCTACAACCGTCTTACCATAACCAACCGAAGCGTAAAGCATAGGGCGCTTTTTACCTTGGCTAAAAGAAATTCTTAATTCGTTTAAAGCTGTTTGCTGATGTGGTCTTAATTCATATAACATTAAAATAGCCCTACCTTGTTAGTAACTTTGTTTTTATCAACAGTTTTTCTTAGCCATGTATTGGCCCTGTATCGTGCTTTTTTATCTTCTTCAGTAGTTAGCTTTAAATATATATCACTATACTTAACCGCCACTTTCTTTTGCATAGAGATAGGCAACTGATCTATCTGACCACCTATCCACTCACTATCATTAAATGTAGCGCTATCTTTTGCGCTATAGTGATGCTTTGGCAACATATAACCTCCAAATTGTAAGCCTTACACCGGTATTCGGATTTATGTAAGACTGTAATAGTTGTATAAACTCTGTAGAGTATTAATCTAACTAATTACTTATTCTGTACAAGTTTCTTTAGTAAAATTCATAGAAAACCCAAAGGAGAATTAAACAAATAATTCACTCAGGTTACTATGAGTTAAACCATTAATGCCCGGCGAGGACTCACATAATTGATTCTTGTACCTATCTCCGTAGAGAACTCATAAGCCATTATTTTAAACAGTTAATAGCTCGGTTAATCATTCCTGCCTGTTTAGCAGTCCAGCCCCTATAATTAACTAAAAACTCAGTTGTGTTGTGGGCGCACATTCTAACACTTTAAATTACACTCGAACCGGGACAGTCGAAACCGTGACGCATAAAGATATAATCGAGTTGTTGAAATCGTAGGCAATAAAAAAGGCTTAGTGGGTACATCTGGTCGATTGGGTTAACTTAATAACCCCAGAAATACCTACTAAACCTTATCTATTATTTGGAATCGACGCCAAACAACAAATTAATATTAATACTTATTTACTTTTTACGCAACCAGTTTTTTAATATTCTGTTAGCTTCTGCAGACATTGAGCGGTCATTATTCTCTGACTCAGCCTTTAATAGCTTAATAACCTCTTCATCTAGGTTTAACGGTTGAACTTTTTTAGCCATGATATTTCCTTTCGTTTATTGTTTAACAAATATTATTAAATTTTATTTGCAATGTCAAGTTTTGTATATTAAAGTTAGTCTCAGTTACAAAATACAACTAACCAATAGAGAGAATAAAATGAACAACTTTGAACTAGCTGTAAAATTAAAAGACATGGTTGCAGGTAAGGCGGCTGAAATTTACACGTATATTAACTGGGAAGATGGCTTCGCATTATCTGAAATTAGAGGTTACCCAGATAAGATCAAGTCAATGGACGGGTTCTTTAAAATAAACCCTAACGAACTAACAGTAGCCGAAGCCGAAACACTAGGATTTAATAAATGGGATGAGGGCAGCGACTTATTACTGATCCCTTTGTGGTTGCTCCCATTTTTGGTTGATGAGTTCATGGCAGGGTCAATATCTAACGATGAACACGGAATAATTAAAACAAGTGAAATCGACAATGATCAACGGTTTGGGTGCTTGGCTACTGGCGTGTATTTAGAGCACTAACACCCACTAGCAACTGTTGCAGCGCAATGGTTGCTCAACTTAACAAGCAAGAGGGAATACGATGATAATTAGAAATAGCAAAAATGGTTCAATTGTAAACTTGGACAAAGTAACCCAGATATATCCGTCAATTAGCGAAAAGTCAGGAATATTTAATTTGTACTTTATTTTTGACGCCATGAATAACGAAGAGTGCAACGAGGTCAAATGGGAGTTTGGTAGTGTAGATGAAATTGAGCGTATATTATTACGACTCGACATTACAGAAGTTTAACCAACACATAGCGCATAGCGTTTAAAGCCTTATGGCAATAGGAGATAGTATGAGTATAGAGAGCCTTGTTGTTAAGCACGCAAAATACGCAGATTTAAAAAGCGACTTAAAGCGCAAGATTGGCGCTGAGTTATCTAATCACAAATATAGCGAAGCATTCGAGGAAGTTTTTAGCGGTAAAGACAAGCTAAGCAATGAAGATATTATTTACGGCACTTGTGGTAATCATGCGTATGAAGCAGTAAAGATATTAAATCGTGATAATGATGGCGGTTATGGTTATGACGAAGTGTTGCATATGTACGGTTGCGAATCCTGCATCAAGGCAAGAAAGCTTAAGATAGAGATGGGATTTATCGGAACTAAACTAGGTCAAATTAGAGGCGCGATTACTCGAGTCGGACGCAAGTTAACCAACCAATAGCACTATAAAGAGGATAGAGAGAATGAATGATAAAAAATACGAAATTATATACGCTGATCCACCATGGCAATTCAGCAACAAGAAAACTGGCGGTTCAATGAAGTCAGGTGCGGCGCATCAATATTTAACCACTGGCATTAAAGGCCTGATGAATATGGATGTTGATTCTTTAGCTGCCGATAACGCTATTTTATTTATGTGGTACGTTGGCGCGATGCCGCAAGAGGCTATCGATCTGGTTCATGCTTGGGGCTTTACCATTAAAAACATGAATGGCTTTGTGTGGAACAAACTTACACAGAAAAACAAGCCTCACTTTGGTATGGGGTTTTACACTAGAGCTGGTAGTGAATCTGTAATTATTGCAACTAAAGGTAAATTTAAGCCTGTATCACACGGTGTAAGAGCTGTATTTAATGCGGATGAGCAAATTCAATTCGAAGGCAAAGCACTCGTGCACTCAAGAAAACCCACACAAGTCAGGGATTTGATAATCGATTTATGCGGAGATTTACCAAGGCTTGAAATGTTTGCTCGCGAAAGTGCTCAAGGCTGGGATGTATTTGGTAATGAAGCACCTAACTCAATAACTATAAATAACAAGGAATAATCATGAGTTATTACAATGAACAGCGAGAAGAAGATCGCGAACAAGAAGCAAAAGAATTAGAGTTACTAGAAAGCCGCCAAGACATTCAAGAATTAAATAAGGGTAAAGAGTGATGAGCAATACAACAGCAGAAGCAAACGCAGAGCACGAAAGATGCCTAGCAGATTGTGAGGCATTCGTTAAAGCAGGCAATAAAATTAACGTTATACCATCGCGACAAAAGAGCGATATTTTACCAGGAACTATTAACAAGAAAACAGCCAAAAAGCCTATTGATACACCTGCTGAGCTTAAAGGCTTAAGCAATATACAAAAAACTGAGTTTGTTATTAAAAAGTTTAAAGTTCTAACTTCTTTAGATTTGCAATTAAAGGCCGGTATATGTAAGGGTGAAGTTTTCCGTTGTGCTAGATTGCTAGAAAATGACGGAGTAATAACAAGAACAACATCTAAGGGGCTTGGCGGCACAACAACCTTTAATTACGTTGAAGGCGAATGATTAGAGGGAGGAATATGAAAAACGTAAGACTATCACTAACAACTAAAGCGGAAGTTTATAAGCAGATTGACGCGCTTATAGCTAGTAATCCGTCTCAAGGTTATTTTTTAAATATAACCAAGCGAGAAAATAAGCGGTCTAATCCTGCTAACTCTGTTTATCAATCTTGGTACGGTCCAATATCAGACCACATGGCTTTAACGATTAACGAGGCTACCAGGTATGTTAAATTAACTTTTGGCCTGCCTATCTTATTTAGCAATAAAGACTTTGGCTTTGTTGTTCGTGATGGTATGGAATCAAACGGTTTCTTTAATCTTGATTATGAGCGACAGCTTGAATTAATGGACAAGATACCTGTAACGCGGCTATTTACAACGCCGATGCACAATAAGTTGCGGGATGATTTACAATACTTTTTTGGTCAACAGGGTTTGGCTTTAGAGTATGAGAGATAACCATAGTAATAAGGTGTTGAGCTTGCGAAATCGCGCTTGATTGCCTTGTTATATTACGATAGGAGATTGAACGATGAAGAAATGCTGTAAGTGTAATAAATTGATATGGTTCGGACAGCAAAGCAATATTAGCTTTAGTCCAATACATAAAAAGTGCCACAAAAAAAGTATAGAAAAAGCGATGAAAGAAAACCCTAACTTGACGAGCTTGTATCTTGATGAGATGAACGAATTTACTGATAAAACAGGGTTAAAGCCTTTTTAGTAATATAACTGAAAACTACAAGGCGCGGAGCGTCCTTGTTAGTGAAGGTTATGTGAGGAGGGTTTATGAGTATTACACCAAATTTAAAGCACTGGCTTTTATCTGTTGTAGGTTTGATTTTACTATGCGCACCTATAGTGTTTAGTGTTTATTATTTAATTGAGGGGGTTTGTAATTGTGGCTAAAGAAACAAAGATAACTAAATCAGCAAGAGGTGAGGATTGCACTTTACTTCTAGGTGATTGTTCGAGCAATGAAACCGTTGTACTTTGCCATATTGGAAAGAACAGAGGGATGGGTTATAAATGTAGTGATCATTTCGCCGTATACGCTTGCTCTAATTGCCATGACGTTATTGACGGCAGAGCGCCGGCACTGTACGGATATGAGATGGTTGATAATGCGAAACTGTATGCACTAGAAAGAACACAAATGAAATTAATTGATAAAGGGTTGTTGGTGATTGTATGAGTTATAAGTTTATATTACCTATATATGGCGTAATAAAAAAGACGAAGAACAATGCTAATTGCGCTATAACATTTAACTGGTCTAGAGCGTGCCACTTCAGAACATACGGGTCAGCAAAGAAAAAATTTAAAGCCATGATTGAAGATCAATTAAGTCAATTTGACAAGATTGACGGGCAATTAAAAATAAAGTACACGTACTACGCAGCAAGAAAGGGTACAGACCTGGATAACTTTACCGTGTGTGTAATCAAGTTTTTCCAAGATGCATTATCAGAGGTAGGATTGATCGAAGATGATAATGTTAATTTTATAATATGCAGCACACAAGCTTACGGAGGGGTAGACAAAGAAAAACCAAGAGTCGAAGCGGAAATAATTCAGTACTAAAAGAGCAATTCCCTACAACTCAAGACATCGAAAACGAAATCAAAAGGTATAGGGAACTATTAAGGGCTGAAGGGTTAACGCCTAGTGCTTAAAAAGAACAAAGCGCGCATCTAACAAGCGCGCTAGCTTTTATGGGAAAATAATTAACATCAAGTGAAGCTGTTATTACCTTAATTGCCCTCTAGCGTTTCAATTCTGCCAGTTAACTCAGCTATAAGCGCATCCTTTTCAGCGTCTTTATCCATCAGCGTTTTTACTGCTAACAATAGGTAAGGAACTGCTTTTGATTGGTCTACACTAGCAGGCGATACTTTTAATTCTTCACCTAGCTCGTTAAGGCCAACCACTTCACCAATCGCCTTGTCTCTAGAGCCATTACCTTCTGTGCCTATTTCAGAACCAAGACCTTGAATATCAATAACCTTATGGGCATTGAAGCCAACAACATCGACATCTAAGTCACCCTTAAACTGGAATTTGCCCGTGCAATCATACAAGTTATTTATAACACTTCGCGCTTCGTCATAAGATAAATCAGTAAACTCAGTTTTCAATCGTGGGTCAGATGATGTATTGTAAGCCGTTGCTGAGCCAGAACCAACAATACTACCTATAATACCATTCGGATTGGTAAAGGTTATATGTGTTCTTGCATTAGACGTGCCAACAGCGTGACTTATTAGTGATGGTGAGCTAGAGCTAGCAACACCTAAGTGCACCGCAGCGGACATGCCTTCTGTGTTATTAGTAGCTCCAAGTATTATATTTTGTGGACTTAACCATAACTCGCCGCCCGTATCTATTGTAAAATCACCTTGCACATCTTGTCTGTAGTCGTCAGAGAAATAAGATAGGTATTCTATTGCAGGCGTTGTATGTCTGTCCTCGTATCCTCCATATCTAGCACTTATATTCTCCGCGTTATTATTAAGAGTTATTGCGGCCTCAGTTGTTACGTTTGACTCGGCTATAACTTTTATATTTGAGCACTCAATATAGTTATTAGTTATCTTTGAGATTGTTGCAGCATCTTTTGAATTGGTTGGCACATCACTCAAAACAGCTACAGCACTCGTACTACCATTTGATGAGGTAGGGTTTTCGCCAAACATCATGGTGAAGTAATATGCGCTGCCAGATCTGAACGGTTTTAAATAACCTGTAAACCAGTTTGGCAACTCCGCGACTCTAGCAGGGTAACCAGTGTACGCACCTGATGCCGCCCACAATACTTCAGCATCTTCTGAGGCAACTAATAAAGCATTATCATAGTCGTATAAGTCCTTGCCGCCTCGCGCAACTACATACAAATCTATAGTACCTTTCCTTGAGTTATAAGCCATCGCGGGTGGCGTGCCTTTGTTTAGAACACCACTCAAAATAGGAGTACCCCAATCAAGCAAATTAGTTGTTGCAAACACTACTGATTGATCAGTCCAATCGCCATCTTTCTTAGCTCTTGAATATATTAACCATCTATCACTATCACCTATTCTCGCGTAACAAGTCTCTGACAAGCTGTCCGCAAAAGCACCTACTCCGTTTATATCGTCAACTATACTCCAGCTTGCCCCATTGTCTACGGTTGTTAGCGCGTCTAGCTGTCCAGCGCTAGCAAAACCGAAAGTTATAAAGCCGTTAGTGTCATCGCCACCTTGGGAAGTAGGGAACTCTGTCATGCCGCCAGCAGCCTGAAATGTGTAAGGGGATGGCATAGTAACTACAACACTATTCCAAGTAGCACCATTGTTATCTGTATACATAAATAACGGTGAGTAGTGTGGACTTAGCGCAGGCGAAGTGGCCCTGTTCAACATAAACCCTATTCTGCCATTAGCCATTACCCATAAAGCATCCGGCCTAGCATCCGATGTTGGCTGGCTATATACCTCGTATTCACCATACCAAGTAGAACCTTCATCATTGCTAAAGTGTACTAGTACTTGCGCACCGTTTTCAGTGGCATGAGTGGAACTAGCTCGAAAAATCTGCATCCAGCGACCATCAGGTAAGATAGCAGTAGAACCCCATCCGTAATGCTTTTTATTGTTTGCGCGGGTTACTTTTATACCATTACTTGACGAATTCCAAGTTTTGCGCTTAACCATCGCTAAAGAGGGTATTCCGTCTATTAAAAGTACGTCACGCCCGTTAACTTGAACGGTGCTAGAGTCAACAACGTCCCACATAGAGCCGAGGCCGCTACCTACAACGGGTTCCCTTAAGTTTAACGCCGCACCAATAAACATCTTTAGTGGGTTTGTTTCGTTAACGGCTTCTTCAAGTGTGTCGAAAGCAACAACTAAGTCTCCAGGCGAAAGAGGCGGATTATCTACAGTGTTAGCTATTTGCTCGTTAAGTATAGCTGTTTGCGTTGGCAGTCCGTAGTCTATGTATATGTCATAAGTGCCATCATTAACGGTAAATGTGTAATTACCAGAATCATCAGCCTGCACTGGGTTGTTAAGTGCGTTTAGACCATTGTCAAACAGTAGCGCCTTTGTTGTTGTGCCTGCTTCAAAAACCGTAACAGGCTTACCAGATCCAGCGTTGCCGGTTCCTGAATTATCAAACTGAATTACTATTGAGTTGCTATAAGTTCTCATTGCTTTTATGCTCCTGACTCGAAGTCAAATCTTACTGTTATTTGTTTTGATGTTTGAGCGTTGCCGTTACCGGTATCTGTAACCGTTAGCGTTGCCGTTTCAGTGTATGAACTATCGAAACCTGAAGCGAAAAACGTTGTACTATCGCTCGTTTCGCTATTTATATTTATATCGATACCCGTTACCACCCAAGAGTAAGTGTAAGGCCCAATGCCGTTCTTAACCGTTGAGAATGCCCTAGGGCTAGTTGCAGAGCCATTGCCTGAGAGCACATCTATGCGACCAGGAGACAACGACACACTATAAACTGGAGTCACTGGCGAACCCGTTACTGATTGAACTTTTGCTACGCCTATCATGAGAAGTTTTGCCCGAAAACACCACCATCCCAAGTGCTTCCACCGTCATCAGTGGTGAACACAAATCTATCTCTTGCGCTTAACGTTGGTGACATCGTTGGAACTACACCTTCAGAGAATTTAACACCAGCAAAGCCGACAGTGTAAGCCGAGGCCGCACCCTGTGTTATTTTCAATGTAGCAGTGGTTGTTAGAGAGCTGTCAGGATTAACATTCAAGAAGTTTATCGATGATACGTTCTCAGTTAACGTTGTTTTAAATACGTTACCTTGATCTAAGTCAAGATTTAAAGCACCAGAAACGCTTGATACGCTTGTTGTGACCTCTGAATATCTAGCAAGCTTAAAGGTGTTTTCAATCGCCCTTATTTGATTGCCGTTATCTAGGTTTATATAGTTTTCACCATCATCAGGATCAGGCTGACCAAGGACAGTTAAATACTTAGCTCCGCCTAACTTGTCACCAACTGCTACACCACCGTTAATGGTTACAGTATCACCTGGCTGTAAATCAGATGTTTTAGCAACCGCAATATCTTCAAATACAAATAAAGCGCTAGAGCCTTCAGTTACCGGTACTATCTGGCCTGTTGGGTCCATTTGCCTGCCAAGAATAACTGTGCCTAAAGCAGTAGCGGTTAATAGCGTAACAGTAGTTGGTGAGTTGGTTACATAATCAACGCCTTTTTTCAGGTAAGCACCTTCAAACTTAGCGCCTAAAGCATCAACTGACTTGTAAAAGCTCGCTGTCGTTGTTTCTATTTTATCAAAGGTTAGCGTTAAACCTGCGCCTACAGTTTTAGACTCTTCTGCAATTACACCGCTAAAACCTTGCAGGTTAAACGCCTCAACGTGAGGGAAGTAATAAACTTGAGCACCATTCTTATCTAGTATCTTTAGGGAGTAAGAGCCATTTACAGCAACACCAACAGGAGAGCCATTGTAAACAGGAACACCACCAGCAGAGCCGATAACGGGTTGATCTATTGGTACAGCTGATCCATCCTCCTGGAGCGCGTAAGGTTTCTTGCGGTTATCTTCGAGTTGAGGATCGCGCCCGACGATCCCAAAGTAAGCTTGGAACTCACCCAGTGGCTTACCCTTGTCTGGGTCTGGAACGTACATAATAGGGTTGTGAATCCTAATTATGCTTTCATCTGCTGTTAAACTATTATTTACCACTGTAGCCATTTTATTTAATCCTGTGCTATGCTTTAGTTTTATTTTAACATTTTAGGTTTGTTTATGATTGCTTTAATTTTTGGTTATATTGCTTTAAGTGTAGTTGTCGGTGTTGTTATCGGTTTATGCCAAGTATTCAAATAAACTATTTAGCTTTCAATAACTCCTTGATAGCCTTTATTTGATTTTTTTCATTAACCCCTCTTAACTTTCTAGCGCCTTCTTTAACGCCTAAAGCTACAGCGCCCGGTATTGTCATTTGAGAAACATCAACAGCGGTATCGACTCCGGCCTTCTTAACTTCACCTCTTAGCGATGTTCTGCCACTACCACCGAAAACAGAATCCAACTCATCAGCAAAAAGCATCTGCGTCATTATATCGTCATCAAAAGATCCACCGTATTTCTTAGATGTCTCGCTTATGTTTTCTATTGCGTCCATCAAAGTTACACGGCCTTGAGCATTACTCATTAGCCTTCTTAATACTGTGCCTGTTGCCTTGTCAGCGTTAGGGCCAAAGAAGTCTAGTTTTTTCCCTGCCGCATCTTGCAATGAATCTAAAGCCTGTACAGTATCAGAGAATCTAGCGTTGGCCTCTTTGTATTTGCCGAATTGACCGCCTAAAGTATTATTAACACTCTTTCTTAGGTCTTTAGCTATTCGCTCAGTTTTTCCGCCTAAGCCTTGCGCTCTTTTGCCGAAGTCTACATTTTCATCTATAAACTTTTTAAAGTTGTGCGCGTCAAGTGCGTCAGGGTTTGGGTTTCTCTTTATTCTTAGCGAGATGTCTTTTATTAACTTTCTGGCTGGTGCTATTGTTTCAATTTGAGATCCAGTAAAATCAGGCATGCCTGACTCATCAAAAGTCACACCTAATGATTCGGAAGCATCATCAAAGAATTTATTTCTAGGCTCATTAATATCAACCTCTTTCCCTTTTAAACTGTTAGCAACTCTATTTAATTGCTGCCCTGCTTGCTTGTTGTTGCTTTTAACGAAATCAACTTGCTTTAACAGCGAGTCACCGGCAATATCGGCAGGTCTGTTTTTAGCTTGATACAGCGAGTCAGTTTTACCCTTTTCCATTTTACTAACCATTTGTAACATTCTGCGCTTATCGATAGGGCTAGCGTTAGCGATAACATTTGTCATGCCCTCGTCAAAGCCTTGCTTTCTTGCTTTTTGAACCATACCCCAAACTCTAGGGGTAAATCTTTCGCTCTCCGCTTTTTTCTTAAAGCTTTTTTGTATTGCTCCTGTTGCCTCGTTAGCTATTTTATTTGCTAATGGTGTATTGGTCTTACTGAAAGGTTTGGAGCCACCTTTTAGAGCGTTTAGCCCAACAACGGGTGCAGTTCCTAGTACTGGCGGTAATGCTCCAACTGCTTCACCTATATTTTTAACGTACTCTTGCCCGGCCTCGCCTTCTGGTGAATACGTTCCTTTTTCCGCTAGCGACTGAGCGAGTTCTAAACCATCACCCCTATCAAGAATACCTGTAAGCTCTCCCACCGCACCGGCGACAGTTCCAGCACCAAAACCTAAAGCACCGGCTGTTGCGCCTGTTAATGTCGTCAATGCTGCTTCGCCTACACCCTTCAACTGCTCTGCAAAGCTTCTGTCTTTTGGTGTGGCGTATGAGGTTTGTCCGCCTCCTGGCACGTCTACATTGCCGGCTGAAACGTTAGAAGCCTGACCGGAAGATAGGAAAGCATCAGGGTCGAAAGCTGGTTGCGAATCTTGAGCTAAGAAAGCATCTGGATCAAAAGTTGCCATTATTGCGCCCCTTGCAGTTTTTGCATTATTTGCGCTGCTCTTGGGTCATTAGGGTTAGCTTGCGCCCACTGTAACGCTTGATTGTTTTGATTCTGTTGCTCCGACTGTGCTGATTGTTTCGCAGGTTGCTTTTTACCCCTTTCCTGCTCTCTTAAGAAGCTAGCAACTGTTCCGCCTTGGTCAAGGTGCTGTATTTGTGCGCTGTAGTAATCCCTTAGTTTTTCTTGCGCAGCCTTCTTCCTAAGTAAATAATCTTTTAACTCGGCAGTGTCTAACCCTGTTGGCAACGCGACATCTTTAGCTAGGTTCAGTTCACCCTCTGACAATGCGCCAAAAGTTGTGGCGCCTACAACATCTAAAGCCATTTGTCCGCGGATATTATCCAACTCAACAGACGAAGCCTTAATTGATGGCCATAGTTTTTCGATAGCACCAACACCAGCACCTTTATCAAGTACAGCTATAGCTTTATCAATATTCCCTAGTGCTGTATTAGCTTTGTTTATGCTTTCAAAGCCTTTATCTATAATCTTAGCCCTTTGTGAGCCTGTAGCTTCTGCGAATTTTTCCGCTTGTTTTTGCTGCACCTTATAATCGGAGTAGCTATCTATAGTGCCGTCCTCTATAGCTGTAAGCTCTGCGTTAGTAATCGCTCGACCTTTTAATCCAGCCTTAATAAGCTTTGCTGTTTTTTGCTGTTCTGGCGTAAAGTCTTTTATCAGGTCGTTAAATGCCTGTGACTCAGCTGGTAGTGTTTTTTCTTTGGTATAGCCACCACCAAACATTGTTTGATAGCCTTTGTCACCTAGCTTCGAGTAAAGCAGAATATTACTATCAAGCTCTAACTCTTCAGGTGATTTACCAACGTCATCTTGGTCATACAAATCAGATGCAGGGTCTTGTATGACCTGCTCAAGTATCATCTGCTTTTCTTCTGGAGTTCCAGCAAGCCTTAACTGTTTAGCGTAACCAAAGTTAGCCTCGTCAGCTATTGCTTTCTGCCTAGCATCCATCTTGGATAATCTGTTTTGCTCAACTTCCTGTAATTGCATAGCCATGTTCGGGTTACGTGCAAACAACTCCTTCATAGCGACAGGGTCGCCAGATTGAGCCTGTACAGCAAAAGCGCGAGTATCTTGCATGTCCTGCATTTGCTCGTCACGCTCTCTAGCTCTGCCGAACTGCTGCCCTAAGCCACTTAAAGCTTGACCTAAGTTAAAGCCGCCTAAAGGGTTGATAGTAAATTGATTAGCCATTATTGTTCCTTATTCGCCAAAAGGCTTCCAACCAAGACCACCGGCTAAACCTAAGCCGCCAGTAATTCCACCTAAAACACTACCCGCTAATGACTGATCCGCTTGACCTTGCGCAATAGCTGATTGTTGCTGAATATTACCCATGTTGCCGTAAGTGTTAGCTATGTTAGCCGTGCTTAAGTTAGGGTTAGCAAACTGACCTAGGCCTTGCAATTGCTGGTTAACTAAGCCTTGCGTAACGTTGTGTTGATTAAGCGCTAATGCAGGGTTTACAGCACCACCACGTAGACCACCAGTTGCAGCAGCGTTTCGAAGTATAGACTCTTCACCTTGTTGCATGTAATTCTGATAGCCTGGGCTTGCTTGTGCTTGGTCGTAAAATCTTTGTTGACTTTCAGGGCCGCCCATATAGTAATCAGATAAACCACCTAAAGCTTGATTACGATAACCAAGTAAAGGCGCGTCAACTTCCATCTGGTAGTCTAGTGCTTTTTGTTGTTGCGCTAAAGCTGCTTGCTCGCCTCTTCGAATGTCCTTAGATGGATCACCAAATAACGCTTTACCAATTGAACCGAATAAACTCATAAATCACCTTTAACTAATTTGTACCCAGCCAGTATCAACACCTACCGACTCATTAAAATACATTGTAACACTTGCTGGGCTTGCTGTCGTGTCGAAGTAAACCTGTGAAGCGTTAGATGTTACGTTGCCCTCTGGAGTTTGTGCGCCAAATAACGGCTTAAATCCTTCAATAGTTTCCAGTAGTGTGGCTATTGACCTTTCGGCAGATGATAAGTCATCTTTTACAGCAGAATAATCTTGTACGAATTTTTGAGTGGCGCCCTGTAGGTTTTCCCTAACATCTCGCCAACCTTTTAACGTTTGAAGTGTCATGAGTAATCCACCGTTAAGCCTGAAAACGCCATTTTATCACCTGAAACAAACCTAAACTTAAAGTTAAAATCATCTTCCACATAACCAAGGCGCCTTGTAATATATCTTTTATTATATCCCCTTGAGTATGAGATTAAATTCCAGTGTTCGGTTCCGTAAGTCACTCCGTCATAGGATAAGCTAAAAGCTGAAGTGAAATCGCTTGTTCCATAGCCAGATATAGTGTCTATCTCAAATTTATCTATAGAGAACGTCTCTAATTCTGAAACAATAGGCGTATAACAAACGCTCTCTACTTGCTCGCCGTACTGTGCCGCTGATTTATCATCAAGATACCCCAGCTTGCTTTCGAGAATATCCCCGTAAATCCATTTTGAAACGCGCGGATCAAATACGCCGAACTTTCCTCGCCAAGGGTTGTCAGTATCAGCACCAGTTTTCAAATAAGCCCATGCAGCATCTATACCCATAGCTTTTGCTACTGCGTGGTTATATATCAACGTCTCATTTTTCAGATGAACAATTAAAAACTCATCTTTATCAACTGTTCTTGATTCTAGGTACGCTCTAGACAATTCAGATTCAGTGTACTTTGATAGTATCTGCTCAACCTCTCTAGTAGCTACAGGCTCCTCTTTACCGGAGCTTAAAATATGAATACTCGGAGACTCTTCTTTCCTTCCGCCTAAAATAAAAAACATACCACCTAAAACTGTTTGACAATGAGTTCCCATTATGCCTACATTGTTTGATGCCCCGTCAATAACCTGCAAGACACTTGTTCCGCTCGGTGCGTTTGCGTTAAAGTAAAAATACTCTGTTGAATATCGGTTAAAGGCGACTATTTTATTTTGCTCTATCTTTTCTACTGCTAGGATTTTGTCGCTAGAAAATTCACTAGAAGAATACTTGAGAGGGCTTATTGAAAACTCGTTGTTTATATCAGTATGAAAAAGGAATTGACCATCAGTCATCACATAGATACCTCTAAAATGAGTTATATCTATCGGGAATCCTAGGTCTGGATCTGTAACCTGAACCAATGAAGCGTTATCCCAAAGGTACAGTTTACCATCAGTCAAGACAGCTTGAGTGTTAAACGAGTTAGCTAGCGAGCATATTCCGTCACCAGCAGTTAAGCCTATAACGGTAGTTGTTCCGTCAGTGTTTACTACTTCAAAAGAATCACCTGACACTCTGTAATGCTTTTCAAATCTTTCATTAAAAACACCACCCCTAGCAACACCGCTAGTTGATGCAAACTCAGTTAGACCGTCATGACTAAGTAGATAGCCTTGATCGCCTCTTATATTTCTGATTACAGCTGTTAAGTTGACAGGAAGGTTTGAACGGTAATCATAATCTGATTTACGGTCACCTTTAATCATTGGTAGTTTTATTTTTGGCATTGCAAAAGCCTTGTTTGTTTAATGACTCAATTATAGCATGAGTGAATTTAATTTAATAATACACAAAAAAAAGGGCTGTACTTTTGTATAGCCCCGAATCATTAACCTATTTATTATTCTGTTGGTACCTCTTTGAAGTCATCAGCAGCACCGTCAACCAAAGCACCGTTAGTTAAGTTTACCACTGTACCAGTAACCGTCGGCTAGGTATCTTCACCCAATTTGGCATAGGCAACTAATCAGGCTAAAACTCTGCATTGCTAAATGAATCGCTTGGATTTTCTGGGTTTTTGTTTTTATGGTGATAAAAGGCGCTTAATGTGCCTTATTTCATTTACTCCTTACCACAGCCTTTCCCTTTACTGGCTTCTTTGTTGATTTCTTAGTTGACTTATTCTTACTGGTTTTGGTGCGTTGACCTCGTGAGTTTACTGGCATAATTTAATCCAAAGCAATTATAAAGGCCTCACTATTGAGGCCGTGATTTTAACTATACTCGATAAATGTTAATGTTGCTTGCTGCGTCATTTGAGTACAGTTCGAAAGTGCTTGATAAGCTAAGTTCAACTGTATCAACTGTTGCCGCTGAGTTTGTTGATAGGGCAATTAAAAAGATTTCCTCTGCTGAGTCTTGAGGGCCATTGCTAGATCCGGAGTCTAACGCGCTTGTAATATCAAGGCGCGGAAGTGCTGGAAGTAGCGCAGGAATGTCTGCACCATAATGAACTAAATGCTTACCTGTTGCTGTCGGTGCAATGATGTAGTTTAGGCGTGAACGATACCATGATCCAGCATCACCACCATCTCCTTGAAATTTAGTGTAAATGGTTAGGAACAAATCGCCGCTTGTTGGAACTTGGAAAGTATTTAGATTCATAGCTAAAGTACTAATGTCTCCAAGCGTCTTGTTGTAACCCTGCGAACCAAAGTACCAGTTAATTTTGGCTGAAGGGTTACCCTGAGGATCAATGTTTCCGGCACTGTTTTTGTAGTACCATCCTCGATCCCCTGCATAACTTGATGTTGTTGGCGCTGTCATTGGCACACCTTCATCAGCTTGAATCATTAAACCAGCGTTAGACGCCGAGCCAATTTTATTTGGCACAATCCACTCTGATGCGTAGTTAACCGCAACACCTTCCGTTACCACAGCTCTCTCACCAGTCTGGCCTGTGGGTAAGTCCTCAACAGCATCGGCAAAGCCAACAAAAGATGATAGAAGTTTAGATTTAATCAAATCGTTTACCGTCATAGTCTCGATTAGATTGCCGTCTGTATCTACAACATTTAAGTTGTTTTTTAAGTTTAAGTTATTGATTGAGTAATCAGACATTTTAGTTTTCTCCGTTTAGATTGTTAGATGTAATTGAGTCTACAATAAAAGTTAGGTTGTTAGCTTCCACTGTTCCCGGACCAAACCTAGTTTGCAAATCAGCTAGATAAAGGTTGTTTTCTACCAAAAGCTCCTTTTCGCTTATTGTGTTTATTACTTTTGATTGACCAAAGTTAAGTACATATTCATTTTTTGCATAATCCGCGAATATTTCCACTACAGTGTCTTTGGGGCAAACACTAGGAACATTATTTGTTACTTGATTGCCGTTTCTGTCGTACCATTCAAAATTAACATCGCTTCCGCGACTATTTATATACTTAACATAGCCGTGCCTTTTGCCATCCTCGTCCTGCATGCCTTCCAGTAGTCGAACTTCTATCTTACTGTTAGATAGTTTAAATATCGTTCCGTTTTCCAAAAACTCTATTTTATGAGTTGATCCGCCACCGCTAGAAAGCTTGCTATAGCCTGATTTAGAGTTGAAATCTTCTTCACTAATAAACGTGCTTTGATTATCTATAATCTTTTGAAAAAAGAAGTCATCATAGAAGCGCCCTGCTTTAATCTCACAAAGCCACGTCTCACCACTTCTCACTGTTTTTGTCGTCGCTGGCTTGTCATCTACTTGTATAATAAGCTTCCGTGAGTTTAAAGTACCTAATGGGAAGGTATAATAAAAGCGCCAATTCTTGTAGCCTTTTGTAGATAGAAGCCTTATTGTTAAGTCGCCAGCCTCTGTACTGTTGTTTTTCCAGTTGCCTGTGATTTCTTCTTGAGTTATCAATCCGTAGCTAACGTTTGTCGATGATGGTACGCCAAAGCCGTCTCCATCGTAGCTACTACCACCCAAGGTATCTAGTTTAGCCCAGAAAAAAGTATTTTTATCAAGTGAATCACGACTTAAAGTTACTCGACACTCCCAAACTTCGCCTGTTTCAATTGTCTTTGAGCTATCTTTTATGCCATCAGCGCTGACTTTAACCTCTCTAGTTACGTTGTTTGCATTGTCATAGATTACGCGAAATTCTGAATAACCCTGAGTATCATTGACATATATAGTGAGTAATGATGGTTTGTTATTTTGACTCACGTAATAGCCAACTGGATCGGTCAAGTATATATCTGAATTACCAGCGCTTATCGGTTTTGGAGTGCCTAAGCCTTGACCGCCATAGGCGTTCCCACTACCGCCTGGAACATCTCTTTCTTCGTAGTTTTCACCAGTAGCATCAAAGATAAGAAACTTTTTAATATCGCGCGCAAATATAACAGCGTTTTCAACTCTATCTAGTGACAGCGTTTGTTGATCTAGTATCTCTTGTTTAGTGTTAAAAATATGTATACCGTTCTCAAGCATTAAACCTTTTAGGGGTCGGCCTAAGCTGGCATTTTCTAAGTCTTCGATAATATCAATAGACATTCTAGTAACCCTCTTGAATTAGCTTGCATGTTAATAACTGTTGTGAAAAGTTTTGCGCTGGGCTTCTTTGAACTCGATACGTCACTCCGTCAACATAAACTGTACTAACCACCCAGTCAGCAGAATTACCGACACCTGTGTTAACTAGCGTTGGCTCAAGTGACCCTCCATCTTTATCTGTAAAAAAGCCAGTAGGGTAAGCAAAGTAAGTGTATTTCGCGCTTGTCTCATCTCTTTTCATTGCTATGTTTGTTTCAGGTAGTTCGTCAGACTTGATGTTGTCTGTGTGGCTAATTACAGCTGAAGATTGTACTTGACCTAAAGCGTTTGCTATGTCACTGGCATCAGGTGAAGCATTTATAGACCACCATCCAACTATGTCAACAGTATCTGGGTTAACATTAATTACTTTATTGAGATCTATTTCTATGGCTCTATTTCCTGACGCATCCTCTATATAATCAACCGCAGGGTGATCAATAAAAGAAAATGCTTGTACGGGCCTTACATCTGGGTCATTGTCAGCAAATGGAACCCCTGCCTTTGCTTTTGGCCTAACAGCAACTTTATTATAAGTTCCGTCAAGGCTTACGTCCCATCCTCCATCAGTTCTAACCAAGCTAATTCCCTGAAGTCTTGAAGGATAGACCACAAGTAAAGTACCTTGGCTATCATTATAATTAACAGCATAGTAGTAATTTACATAACTTTTTTCAGTGCCAATTTTAATTACATCACCAGTGCTGAACTGCGCATGATCTGACAATGTAATAATCATTGGTATTGCTGTCTGCGTTCCATTTTGAATTATGTTTACAAACTTTCCTGTGTAGGTATTATCTAGAGTAATGCTTGAGTCCGCAGAAACATCAAGATTTACAACCTCGCTAATACCTTCAGGTCTACCCATTATTGTAGTTGATTGAAAAGAGCCAGCATCTAAATATATTGCTTGCCCTTCTTTCCTATCAACAATTACTACTGTGTCTCCTGATTGGTTTTTTACTATTACATCTTTTCTCTTAGATTCATTGTAAATAAACAAACCAGACCAATCAGTAGGGTAAGTATCATTAATTGTAACAGTAATATTCTCTGCGGATGGTCTGCAATCTAAATACATATCACCGCTAACTGAAGTATAGTCTGACGAAACTTTCTTCCAATTTACTGGCTGAGATGAAATGGCAACGGCTTCCTCTAGTACATATGTTTGCTCTAGATAAGCATAGAATTGAGTGACGCCACCTATATCTGTTGTAGCACCAAGCAACTGAATTTGACCAGCACCTAAAGGACTTTGTTCAAGCAATATGCATACGTATTTACCGCTTATTACTTTTGCAGCTTCTTTTCCCAAATCTATCTCAAACAATCCGCTAGCAACCGAAAAACCTACACCTGAATTGAACTCAGCGTCAGTATGTGACTGATACAGAACAATACCGTCTTTTTCTGAGGGTGTTTCGGCATACCTAAGAGTAAGCCTAATGCCTGTTGCGCTAGCGCCAAACTTTATTCGCAGTTTTGTGATTACCCTTGTTGATGTTACAGGTACTGTCGCATCCCAAGATCCTGCAACATTCTCGCCTTCAAGAGGCTGCAATACACTATTCGTTAAATCGTAACGTTTTATATAGTGGGGCTGTAATGTTGTTCCGTCTTCATTTAAATTAGATAAAACAGGAAGAGATGATTCGGACTCTAAAACATCTGTAAATATTGGTGCCAAACCTGACTCACCAAGCGAAAGTCCACGACCTATGTTTAAAGTCCCCTTCGACGTGGTAAGTTCTCCGTCAACAATTACGCCCGTATTATCAGGCTGAGTAATTAAAGAAGATTCAATTCCTGTGCTACCTGAATTTGTTTTTGTTATTGTGTCGCCAGGTATTGACGATAAATCTAGCGCGTTACCTTGATCACCTTTTTCACCTTTGATTATTGGTGTTACATCGGCCCAGTTTATTGAGTCATAAGTTTCTGGATTGTCCTCACCGCGCCAAACGTACCATGTTGTACTACTTACATTCACTACTGTAGAGTTTTTAATTAGGTCTTGTTTGTTAGCGTTAGCCCATGTATCACGAGCGCCATTTGATGTAAAAGGATATGTTGCAGAGTCAGGCATTAAAAATCCTGAACCTGAACCTGAATTCAAGATGTAAGGTTTAAACCCGCTCATGAGGACACCTCCACTTGAAGCTTAGAGCCTCTCGCAGTGTAAGCCCATGCGCCAACGTTACCAGTTCCATTAGTAAAGAACTGTCTGCTTGGTAATTTGTTGTGCCCATAACCAGTAGTAGGCTCTGTTGCGGATTCGGTTAATACAACCTCATCTTTGCCGATATTCTGAATTATGATTGATGTTCCGGGTGTTATCCCAGTTTCTGCGTATATGTCTACCCATTTGTTTCTCGGTAGTATCACAGGAGGTAGTGAGGTAGCCATAAAAAAACCCCTTAAAGTTATAGCTTCAATGCTTCGTCGGGGTTAATTTTAGTCGGGGTGTTTAGTCGGGGTGGGTGTTAAACGCGCTTAACTTGCCCTAGCCCGACACTAGGACAAATTCATTATAGCACTATGTTGATACAACGTTAAAGTTAATTGTTTCTGGGTTAACTCTATTGCTCGAAGTTGTAACGGTAATTTTGATAGGTGCAAAACCAACTGTTAATCCTTTAGCCTCTAAAGTTATTACACCTTCAGCTTCAGCATGAGATAAAACCTCGACACCTTGACCATCTTCTACGGCATAGCTTGCTATGACATCACCGTCAACCTCGTTTAAGTACGGGTTAAAGTCTACAGGGTAAAAGTCAACCTCACCAACTTTAATATCAATAGTCTCGCAGTTTTCAGGTGCGTTTTTATCTGCACTCTGAAACCTAAACCTGTCATTATATCCATAACCAAAAGAGTGCCCACTACCGGTAGGTAAGTAAGGGTTTGATTCTCTCATAGTTAAGTCAGAGCTAAACAGACCTAAATAAGATGTTCTAGCCTCAACCCTTGTGTCAGGGTGTAATGTTTTACCATATGCAGGACATAGCGTCTTAGCTAGGTTTGTAATCACAGCGTTAGCATTTACGTCATTAAGTCCACTATCTTGGTTCGGGTCAACATCACTAAAACCAGCAGAGCGAACATAACTAAGACACAAACCTTTGTTTTGCCAACCTAGAATCATGCTATCAAGTCGCTTTATTGCTGATGCAACCTCTGACGGTGAAGGCTTAACAGTTATCCCGCTAATCCTTAACTCTTCAAATGCACTAAGAACTAAATCATTCTTTGTTATCATCTTGCTTCACCTTGGTTTTAGCTTTTTTTTTGGCCTTAACCTCGTCAAGACTAGAAACCCAACCATCAGACAAAAATTTGACTTTATCTTCTGAGTTGATTGATTTTACAGTGTACTCTTTCCCGTCTTTCTTCCAAGGCCCGCCAGATTTAAAGATGTTGATCATGATATTTCTCCACAAAATAAAAAGGCCGACATAAGCCGACCTTTATTAACTTACTAAGTATATTGTAACACTTAGGTTTGATTACTCAAAATCGCGCCTACTTGGTTAGGGTATACAACCTGCACATCAAAGAACACTAATGCTTTAATGTCAAAGCGCTCTTCATGAAAGTCATACTTGTAAGTCATACGCATCGGTAAGCCTTGCTCGGTTACAGCGTCAATAGCTGTTACGCCTGCACCATCACTAGGAACTGGTAAAGTACCTGGAACTAAAACCGTAGACTCTGGAGTATAGAAAAGAGAAGGGTTAGAGTTTGCGATGTTTAACACTGTTACAGCAGCGGCAGCACCAGCGGCAGCACTCGCGTTACGGTATGGGCCAGTAGCAACAATTGCAGGTTGAACAACTGGAGCGCCGTTAGATGCAGTGACAACAGTTAGGGTTAATAGCTCGCCTGTGTCTTCACGCGTTTCAGGGTGAAGGAAGTTAACACCATCAATAGTAAACTTAGTACCTACTGGCATGTTAGCAGTAGTGGCACCTGTCAAGTTTAACGTCATTGAGCGGTTATCAAGGTAAAAGTCATTAGCGTCATAAGTTGCTACTGTATGCTCTTGCGTCCCATTAACTGTAACACCAGCCGCTGAGCTTAATGGCAAGTTAACAAGGTAATCGCTTCGCATGGTGTCAAACGTTGCTAGATCAGGAATCTGAGCGCGTGACCATGCGTCATTAACCATAGTCTCACGTGACGCTTGCCCTAAGTCTTTAGCTACATTGGCGTAATCTTTGTTAGACAAGAATAGTTTCTTATCGTAAGCGCCAAGACCATAGTTAAGCATTAACACTTCAGCATCAATACCTTGTTGGAAATCAAAAGCGTTAGGGTTTTGAATAACCATAGTTGAACTGTTGATCATGGTTTGATAGCAAAGTAAGTCGATAGCGTTAGCTAAGTCTCGCGCCATACCTTGAGCTACTTTTGCGCGACGTCGTGGGTCACGTAAACCCTTAGCGTCAATGCTTGCAAGAACTCGTTTAGATTTACCGCGATTAATAGGGATCATACGGTCTACTAAATCTTGGAAATCTGAATCAGATGAAACAATCCCGTCTTGAGTCTCAAAACGATACTCTTGTGGGATATATTCACGGTCTGAACCGCCAGTGTTTGAGTTATCAGGCGCGTCAGCTGCTCGGTCTGAGTCGCTATCGCCACCCATATTCCAAGTTTCTAAGTCGCGAGATAACGCCATTTTCATACCTGTTGTCTTTGCTGTTTCTTCCCACAAAGTACACATCAGGTCATGTGCTAATTCGTTAGCCATTTTTATTCACCTTTTTTGTTTTTGGCGGATTGATAAGCGTTATAGTTTGCCGCATTTGGATTATCTATCCATTTTTTGCGAGCTTGATTAACCTTTTCGCTGTTACTATTAATCGCGCCAGAGTTAGTAATATTGGGTTCTGGTTCAGAATCAATCTTTTTCTTTGAGCGAGTTTTAACTTTGCTTTCAGCATTCGATAATATGTCAGCTACAGCGAACGCATTGTTTCCAGCTGCTAGTAAGTCATCAATTATCTTAGGTGATTTGTCTATTGCAAAAATAACCTTTGCAATATCCACACCCTTCTGCTTTGAAATAGCTGAAAGATAGTTGATAGCGCCTGACGTATCGGTCAAACCTTTTTTAGCTAAAATTTCTGTTACATTGCTTTTAGCTGCATCGTATCCAGGAACTTTCTTAGTTAACTCTTGCTCACGCTGATAAAGATAAAACTCAGCTTCGTCATTCACAGGGTTTGAAGCCTGCTCAGGCTCTGCTTTATTTGCTTTTGTTGTCGTTGTTTCTGGTGCGCTATAATACTCTTTAACAGCATTCTGATATTGACTCTCATCATAATCGAATTGCTCAAGCGTTGGCGGCTTACCCTTTGTTATCTTTCCAACAGTAGCTTTTAGCTCGTCAAGTTCAGCCTGTAATTTATTGGCTTTCTCTTGCTCGGCTTCTAAATCTTTCTTGCGTTGTGCAGATTGCTTCTTTTTCTTTTGAAATGCTGCGTAAGCTTGAGCCTGCGACATTTCATTCTTGTGACTTGATTCTTGGTCGTCACTACTATCATCAACATAAAGTTCTTGCTCTTCTGTTGCCTCGGCTTGTGGTTTAGCCTCGGTTGCCTCTGTATTTTCTACCACAGAATCTACAGGTTGATTAGCTTCTTCTTTAGTCTCGATTGCATTACCAGTATCCATATTTAATATCCTCGTCATATGGTGAACGAAAAAACGAGCTATAACCCCTCGTTGATAGGTAGGTGTATTTTACCATTAGTTAGTGATAAATACCAACTTGGTTAAATTGGCTACTTATTAATAGTGGGAATCGCTATATTTTAGGCAATAAAAAACGCCAGCCAAGGCGTTTTGGTTATATCTCAAACAATCCTGATTGATTTAGGTTAGTGGTAACAAGTGCAACCTCTCCGCCTACCTTTTGGTTAAAGTTATCATAAGCTCGTTTGAGTATCTTTTTATCATCGAACACACCTAACAAATAGCGCTTACCTGCTTTGTTTTGTGCGAATGCTACTATTAAATCATCCATTAGTAGCCGCCACATTCTGAGAAACTTGTTTGTTAAGTTCTAGTCCTGCATTAACCTCGACCTCTGTTAGTTTGATGGCGTTCTTTTGTTGATCGTCAAAAGCTTTATTATCAATCTTCTGTTGGTCTTGCTGTGCCTTAATGAAGTTATATTGGTCGTCAGACATTTGCTTAACCTGCTTGCCTTGTGCGTCAGCTTGGACTTTACCTGCTTGCAATTGTATCTCTGCCTGTCTGTTTTGCTGTTCTAACATGTCGGCTTGACCTTTGAGCATTTCAGCTTGTGCCATAACCATAGCCGCATCCGGCTGTTGATTTTGCGCTGCTTGCTGCATCTGCGTAACCTTTTGCTCAACGTATTGCTTTTCCTCTTCTGTTTTTGGCTCAGGGTCTAAACCTAGGGCTATCATGCTATCCATTATTTGATAGTTAGCTACTTTTCGTGAGCGCTCACCACCTTCGCCCGTAGTTGACACTATCGCCTGGTTAAGCAGCATTTGTCCTTGTGGGGTATTCGTATCTGCGAACTGAAGCATTTTAAGCGTTGTTTCAAGCTCTGCCTCTTTCTTGGATTTATACGACTCACCGACTTTAACTTGTGCAGTGTAACGACCTTTGGCGTTATTTTTAAATGGGCCATAAACGCCATTGTCATCAGTGTCATATTCAAGTGTAGTAACCTGTGAATAACTGCCATCAACAGCTTGAACCCTTAAGCTTCTTTGATTACTAAAGTAAAGCTTTTGGGCTGCATCAATCCAAACCTCACACGCTGTTTTAATAGCTGCGATAGAGTTCTGCATTAATGGCTGGAATGCATCATCGTTTCTATCATTAACCTGTTGAACTGCATCACCACTAGCATTGCTTGGTAGTGTTGTTTGCCCCGTTCCTGCCATATCTAACAAGTCAGAGCCTAACTGCTGACCAGCTGCCATCAAGCCAGTTCCGACTTGTGGCGGCTTCTGTGTTCCTATCGGTCCAACATGCGCTATAGATCCGTCAGTGTTTAATATAGGGTCAGACATAACGAAAGCTGCGTTATCTACATCTGCTTGGCTTCTTTGTCCTGCATGTTTAGCTATTTGCTCAGGTGTATACTCTGGCTTTTCAACTTGAGGTGCTGCCATTATCTCCATTAGTGCAGAGTGATAAGTATTAAGGAACATTTGAGGATCGCGGCGCTTTCTTACTTCGCCACAATAATATTCAATACCATTTATAACTTGGTAGTAACCATACTGAGGAATAACAGGAACACGCTTAAAAGGAAGCTTGACCGGCTTAGTTAGGAACTTATCACCAGACATCAAAGCATATTCAACATACTTGACTTTGCGCCTAGTTGTTTTATGTTCTCTTATGTCGCGTATCTCATTTAAGTCATCGCGAGTTATCTTATTGCCGTAGCTATCCTTTATGCCGTCACCGGTAGTTATGATATACCCGCCACCAAAATCATACTCAGTTATTTTCTTCTCGATTACCTCATAGTAATGAGCTAGGTAAATATCTTTTTCTGAGTCTGTATCCCAATCAAACCAATCAATTTGCGCATTAATAGAGTTAACATCAGTGTTAAATTCTTCTTCAACCTCTTTTCGTGAGGTTCGGATTATATGCCAAGCCTGTTTTGAATCGGCTTTATCTTTTCTAACCGAAGGGCTAAACACGACTGATGAAGCAGCTGAGTATATAGGCTCAACACAAAGATATTGCTTTTCTGAATCTGGGTTTTCTTCGTCTTCATACTTTGCAACTAGCTTATAAGCACCAAAACCACTAAAGAAAGCCTCTTGGTCTGAGTTGTTTAACGCTTCGTTACCGTCACTAGCCTGAAAATCGTTGCGCCATCTTGATTGTAATAAGTCTGCACCTTCGTCGGTTGCTTCGTCAGAATTAGAGATAATTTTAGCGTTCATCTCCATTCTTTGCTTCTGACCTAGAATGCGATTTATTGAGCCGTATATCTTATTAATCTCAGGCTTAGGTTTGTTTTTGAATTGCTCAGAATAGGAGCCTTTCCACATTGCCCCGCTAACAGTTGCAAATTCATAATCCTCTAAACAACTTCTATTTCTGTCATAGTAAGCTGAGATGTAATTATTAAGGTCAAGCCTAACGTCTTTTAACTCTTTCATTTTTTCACCAGTGACTAACTTTTGTTGTTTGTATCGTGCTGACATCTATTTTCTCGATGTTATTTATTATACTTGATTTATCAAAAGAAAGCACCGCGGCATCGAACAGGTTAGGCGATGGTATCTTAGTTTTGCTACCATCTGGCTGTAAAACACCCTTTCTCATCTCTTCTTTTGAGTAGAAAGTTATTGTATCACCTGGTTTAAATGGCATACGACAACACTCAGACCTAAGCTTGCTCATCGTTTGCTTGTCTATTCCTTCGCCTGTTTCTTTTTTGTAGCTGGCAAAACTGACTAAGGTGTCGGGGTCATGGTATACACCAAGAGTAACGGCCTCCCAAGTTCTTCTACACCTTTCAGCAAACGAAACAATGTTTTGAGCTTTCTTATTTTTGAATACGTCCTTGTTTTTCTTTTGCCCTTTCATGTTGTAGTTTTCTGATGCATCAAAGATAGCATCAGGCAAATGGACGCCTTCACTGCCTTTGTACATAAAGGTGTGCATCTTAGTTCCCTTAAAGTTGTCATCTGCCTGCCTTCTTAATAGCGCTCCCATTCCGTCAGCATCAAAACCAAAAGAATCGGCGTTTGCTTCTTTTGCGTATCTACACGCTATGTCGAATCCGTCATTTGCGTTAACTGAGTCTATTTCTTCAGCCTTTGTGAATACTACGCCATGCCTTTGTATATAGCCTTTCTTGTCTCCACCTACATCGGCGGGGTCATGCCCAACAACAATCGCCCCTTTAGGTTGAAACCCTAACTTTATATGGGCATCAATACAGGCATCAAACCAGTCAGCGTTTATGATAGAGTTCTCTATATCATCATTAAACGCACCTAGCCATATGTGATTATATCTAGCCTTGCTCATTCGCCCGTCCTTAACTTTTGCTGTGTCTTTTTCGAACTCTTCAACCAATGATTTATCATGCTCAAAAAACGGGTTATCTTCATAACCAACCTTTATAATTAAATGGTGATCATCTTCATAATAACCTTGTCTATCAAAATGCTCTTGGTAAGGAACTATAAACTCTAGGCTCATAGGATCATTGCTTGATAAAGGATTCCAAATCATCCATTGCTCTGCTCCATCAACGCCCCTTAAAGTAGGTCCCAATGTATCAAGTGCGTGTTGACTTGTCTTGGCTGCCTCTTCAAGAAAGAAGTACTTATATTTAAATAAAGATTTCATATCTTCGACATTCATTAAACCGCCAAAAGATATTATACCACCGCTTCTATGGTCTATTTTCCATTTAGATTCGACAGGATTAAACCCGGCAAAATTTAACTCGCTTATCCTGCCGTTTATGCCTTTGTATATTGATTGAGAGATAGACTTCATTCTTTCACGCAAACAAAACACACCAACACCGCTAGAGTTAACCTCACCCACCATGGCATCCATTGCCATAATAGACTTAGTTCCAGCGCGACCACCCCAAGCCCCTTTTACTTTTCTGTGTTTTAATATTAAAGGCTCTAGCTTTTCTACGAGCCATATTGTTGGCTTGTCATCGGTTGGCTCCATATGCCCTATGGTTCCTTTCCACTTCCTAACGAAATGAGGAACTAATTCACCGTCAACCTTATCAACCTTATCAACTATACCGTATACGGTTTTATCTAATGCTCCCGCTTGGGATAAAATCCGAGGCTCTATAAATTCTAGCCTTTTTGCTAAGCTCCTCATGATGATTTACCGTGATCTATATGATAACTAAATCTAGCCTCTGCTGATTTTCTAGCGCAACAAGCCTCAAGAAAACTATCGAAAGATCCCAGCGTGTATCTTTCTCCATCATGGTTTATTCTTGCTGACCATTTGCCGTTATCACTTCTGGCGTGAACACCCATAATTCCAGACGTATTACTTTTTCTTAGTGTGGTGTTCTTTTGGTTTTCAGAGTTGCTAACCTGCCTTAAGTTTGAAAATCTATTATCGAACCTTTTTTTATTTATGTGATCTAATTGGTCCAAAGGCCACGCACCTGTAACGTAAACCCAAACAAGCCTGTGCTCTAGGTAATTAATTCCATGTATTTCTATATATCTATATCCACATGATTCATTACTACTTCCTGCTCGCTCTAGACCTATAAATAAACCGTTAGAAAAACACCTTCTAAACAACATCCCTTTTTTATGGTCGTAATCAAACATACACATTAACTGCTCTTGCGTTAAATCTCTTTTTTTAGCCTTCATAAATCACCTTGTCATTGGCAGTCACTAAAAAAGTAGCGGCAACAGGGTGACAACCTGCTTTCGAATGCCTTCTAGCCGCACTTAAAACTAGTTAATTAATTTCTCTAAAGCTTCTATTCTTTCAGCTAACTCCGTATTAGCCTCTATTACTGAGTTATCTTTAATAACACCCATAACCAATCCGCCCACATCTGGAGGTATTTTACCTGTGGATATGGCTTTTAAAACATCGTTAGCTTTTTGTAAGTCAGTACCGTCAGCCCTGAATTCAAAATTTATTTTATCAAGCGTGGGCTTTAGCGATGGATATGATTTAGTTATTAACTCTTTTAACAGCATTGCACTGTTTGGATCTTCAATGTTCAAGGCTCTATTGGCGATGTGCTTTATAAATGCTTTGTTCGCTTCGTCCTTAGTTGCTTTCTTTTTAAGGCCGATCATTGACTCTTCCCTTAAAACCTCTAGCAACAAGGTCTTAAAGGCTTTGCCTCTAGCTGGTAGGTTATCTCCTGCCTTTAGTGTCGTTCCTGAAGTAGCCATATCGCCCTTATTTAGCCCTTATTTACTTAAATTATATCATAAAAAAGCTCAGTATATTACTACTGAGCGAACCTCACTAACCGCTTGATTTATTTACTTTTCTTTTTGGTCGGTTTTTTCTTATTTGTCTTTACTCGATGACCTCTTGAATTAACTGGCATTAACTTGTTCCTTGTGCGTAAGTCCAGCTAGTAACTGAAACATCATCACCAACCCCAAAGGTTGTTGTGTTTAATATCATATCTGTACCGCTCGTTCCTGCTGTGCCATTTCGCTCAGGGTTTCCGACTGAGTTTTTAGCTACATAATGACCCGCTGTTCCTGCTGCTGTTGCGGTAACGTCAGCAATTACGTTTGCTGCGGCGCTTCCTGATGATGCGTTAGCGAACGCTGTTGCATTGATATTTAATGTCGCCAATACTGTTCCGGTAGGTGCGCTGTCTATAGCTGCGGCTGCTCCTGTTCTAATTTCTAAAGTGCCCCCGTTTAATAATGTATTAACGGCGTCGATTGAGGCGTTACGCCCTGCTATAGCTAATTGCATATCATTTAATCCTTATAGTGTTTGTTTTGCTTCTTACTTTAATCTTTTTTGTTGCTCTTGAGATTGTAACATTTCTGCTAACTCTTTTCACTTGAACTATATTTTTAGTGTTTATGGTTACCTTTACTGGTAACGCAATCAATGAGTTTTCCGAGAAAGACGGCCCTTGCTCTGCAATCTGCCCGGACGCATCCTTAAAAACAGACGTTAGAAGTTGACTTGTAAATGATGGTCCTTGCTCGTTTATTTCTGCACTAAAATTCTTGCTAGTGAATGCTGTTGAGCTTTCAATAAAAGACGGTCCCTGCCCTGTAATTGCTGCGCTTATATTTGTTGATGCCAATACTGACAATAAATAGCTTTCAGCAAAAGATGGCCCTTGCTCTATCATTGAGGCTTCTATTGGTAAAGCTGACAAAGTGGCACTTAAAGACTCGGTAAAAGACGGTCCTGATACTGATACCGCCGCGGCTATTTTTTGACTAGCAGATACCTGTGAGCTTTCGGAGAATGACGGGCCCTGCTCTGATATTAATAAACTCAAACCTCCGCCACCCAAATCTAACCATGCACTACCATCAGTAGGCATGTTAACACCAGTAGCATTATTACCCCCTATGGTATCCGTTAGTATTGGAGTTCCTGCTGCGTGAGATGATGCTGTGGCATCCCATTTATTAACCTTTGTTATTAGAGAAGTGTCAGTATACACACTAGCCTCTTGAATATAACCATCTAGAGGCCAGCCATTCCCACCATTACCAAAGCCTGATAATAAGAAAGTTCTTAACGCGGTAAATGGCCCCCCCTCCGGCAAGCCAACAAACTCCATAGTTTTTGAACCTGTATTGGCCTGTCTAACTATTATCGTTGAGTCTACACCTAAAACACTGGCGGAAGGTACTGATATTGAGACATTACTTCCTGCCACCTTCCACAAAAAAGCATTAGTTGAAACCCTATAGTAAAGGTAGTTGGTGTTATTCCCTCTAAAAAGTATATGTATATCTTTGCTAGTTGATAAATCAATTTTAAATTTTATTTCTATTGCGTATTCTTGAGTTGTTGTAAAGCTTAAGTCAGATGACGTTGACACGTAATCATTTACACCATCAAATTGCAGCGCCCAAGCCATTATAGTTCAACCTCTGCATCAAAATACCAAATAGAATTAATATCATTCTTTAACGCTGTGAATTCTGATGATGTATATTCGATAGCTTCCGCTAACAGGTTATATTGAATTTCTTGTGGGTTATCTGACCATTGAAGCCAAGCGTCTAGTGTTGCTTGCGGGTGAACTAATACACCTTGTTCGTTATAGCCATCAATAAGCATTCTTGATTGATCGTTAGAAAAAAGCCCCATCCAGAACGTAGGAACATTATCTTTTGTGCTTTGCGGGATTAGATTCATATCTAGCGCCAAAAAGGTGTGAGCCATTACTTAACCTTAATTGATTATTTAATCATCTTTATTTGTTAGTTATTAATCTAATCATTAACTAATTACTTGTTTTTACTATCTTTTGTTTTTCGCTAGCTTTGTCGTAAAGTTCAGCCCCTGCACTTAACAATAAAGCGCCGAGCACTACAGGAGCAATAACACGAGTTAACCACCAAAAAAGCCAGCCTTGCATTTTTCTAGCCGTCTCAATCACTGGCTTGTCATGCTCTTTGTATGATTCTATAAAAGTGTTAACCTTCTTATTCATTTCTGCCGTGTCAATTTCCATCTTTTTGCTTATCGCTTTAACATCGTATGACAACTCTTCGTGCTTTTCTTGTTGGTGCTTGTCTTTTTCGTTGCGAACAGCATTATCCTTAATAACGTCACCAATAGCCTCGGTCAGCTTGGTGATCCCGTTAGCCATATTCTCTATGGCTTTTTCAACTCTTATTAAGCGATCTTCCATCGTGTTTACTTTCGATTACTGTATGTAACCTTAATTTTATCACAGCAACACAAAATTAGCACTATTGCGCGTGATAAGCATAAAAGTATCAACGAAACGTCTGATACTGTCACCAATTCCTCTGTATGGTATAAGCGTACTGATAAAGATAATATGAGCGTATAAAGCAAGATATTCGATATTGTTGTAAACAATTGTTTCATGTGCCCCATATATCCCATCCATGCCGTAGAAGTAAGCATCGTAAGCTAGTGTAATTGACAGGATTAATATAATACCACAAGCTAACTTTTGATAAAATGTCAGAGCATTACAAGCGATTACGTAAGAGTAAATAGCAAACGTCAACAGATACAAGCTAGCTTCACTTAGTGGATCAAACAAAGCAGCATCAAACAATAAGCAAGAAAAGAAAAAGGCAGCTATAAAAGCCGCCCTTTTAGTTAAAACAGAAACCAGCACATAAGCAGTAAATAGAATACTATTTACGTTTAGGTTTAGGCTGTGTAGTACGAGAGCGCTTTCGCTTATCGCCTGAGACGTAATTAACCATTGTGATAAATCCATGATTGTAAGGGCCTTTTATTATACTACTTTTTCATGCCGATTAGGAAATAAAACGCCATCAAGCCATTAATTAACAGATTAATGTCACTTTGTAAGAACGCTGAAACATCACTGGCAAGTAACATACAGGCATCTATGTTTAATATTCTGCCGAATATAGAAGCTATTAACCAAGTGTTAGCAAGTAAGAACCACTCAATAGTAATTAATATTGCCATCATTCTCCTGGTTGGCGATTGGTGCTTGGTTGCGTTAGCATGGTCAAGTATAAACTGTGCTTGCTCTTTAGGCGTCCAATCAGTACCGGCTAGCTTATCAACTATCTTTAGTGCGCTCTCGCCCACCCCGTCAAAACCAAATATTGCTTTTATGCCTGACCATATACTCATTATTAATGCCTCTCTATGGTTAATGTAAAACTCTCGCCGCCTAGCAAATTCATTAGCTTAACGTAAGCGTTTTTACTCGACAAGCCTGCAATGTAAGTACCTTTCATGGTGTCAAGTACGCCGATAGTAGACGCAGGCAATATACAACCCTCAGTATCAAGTGTTGTATTTCCTTTGTGTATCAGTATATCAGTTCGCCCTGTTACATTGCGGATTTTATAACATGGCCCGTACTTGTTCGAGTTAGTCATTTTTACCATATACTCGCCTGCCGGAATGCAACTTATGTTTTTAGCATTCTTTAGCCATGGTAATTCCATTGTATAACAAACCATATCTTTGTCATGATACAGCTTACCCGTTGTACATAAATTATTTGAAAATGTTATCAGTTTAAGTCTTTTCATCTTCAGCCTTTCCAAGTTAGTTATTATTAACGGCAGTTTATTACCTGTTGTTAATCTTTTTATAAATCCCCCTTTCCACGGGAAAACCGTGCCAACATGTAAATCACACGCTAAACCAGTAACTTAACTAAACTGGTCTAATGTGTGAAATCGAGATTATTTCTCGTGTTCGCAGTGTTATAAAGATTTAATCCACCTCTGTAATCTTTATTTTATTTACGCACTTGGTGTTACCATGCGCTCCGCAATAACCTTCTGGCCCACATCGCACCTTTCCGCAAATTCCACTCAAATTACCTATACGCACACACCCGTGTGTTTTGCATTTATATTTTGGTGCCGTTCTCTTTTTCATAATTTCTTCCTTTGTTTCGTAAATCAACTTATAACAACCCACTCAAATCGGATTGCATAACAGTTGGTCGCCTATTCTACATGGGAGCAGGCAACCGTTTAGTGCTAGGTTATGTGTCTTTGTGTTTTTGATGAAACTCTACAAAATCCCCCCCCATTTGATTTACTATATCTTGCTCCTCAACAATAACTAAAGCCTCGTATTTATCTCTTAAGTTTAGGCACTTTTTACAAGTAACTTCGCGCCAGTGGTTAGATATTTCCTCAGAATATATATTGCATATCCCTTCTTCTGCATATTCATCATCGCTAAAGTGTGTTTTCATAATTCCCCCAGTACGTCACATAACAACTTACATCAAAGGAAAAATACAGCTTGTTCCAAGCTAAACGTATTTTCCTCTGTGCTTTAGGTTATGTGTTTTTAATCCTAGCAGATACATAGTCAATAATTCTTATGGCGGCCTTATGTCCGTTAATTATGTTTTCTTCGCAATTAGGATTGTCTTTGCTTCTATCTATGTGCCTTATCAGCGCTTCAATAATTACATTTATCGTGTGAAGCTCTTTGTCTTCTGTTTTTACTTCGTAGCTTTCTGTAACTGGTTCCATATTTCTCTCACTATTTAAAAACGAACATAACAACAAAATCAAATCTGACTTCGCTACGCTCGCAGTTTATTTAAAAGGTTATGTTGCTTTAAGTTCAGCTATCTCTCTAATGTCATTTAACGACCTAATGCCATGAGGTACGGTTTCGTTGTACCATTTATCTTCCTCAACCCAGTAAAAATCAAACGCTTGCGACTGACCACCGTTACCGTTATCAATAAAAACCTCTCTGTAATAATCACCCTTACAGTAATGTGTCGCCCCTTCTGGCGCTTCATCTAATATTTTTTGCTCTAACATCTTTCTCTCTCCTATTCAGTTCGCAACATAACAACTGCAATCAAAGGACGAAAACAGTTGGTTATTCTATCAATTTAACAGTGGCGTTGGTTTTCGCCTCTGTTGCTTAGGTTAGTTTGCTTTTGCTTGGTCTATTAGTTGCGGGTCGTCAATCAATAACCAGCACATTAATATAGCATTAAAATCATCTTTCATTAATTTACCGAACGGCTCGCCTGTCTCTTTACAAACTAAAGCTCTTTGCGCTCCGTTCTTGGTTATCACATAAGGCCATTCAGGGTGCGTAACTCCTGTGATCACATCACCAGAATAAATATACTCAACCTCAAAGCCTTTTTTATCTTTAAATAAATTAGTTATGTTATTCATTAGAACTCTAGCCTTGTTGCTCTTACCGCTTCATTGTGTAAATT